TTTAAAGAGATAAATCAATTTGATTTAGTTAACCAAGCTGGAATAAGACAGCAATATATAGATCAAGCAGTAAGTTTGAATCTAGCTTTCCCAGCTCAGGCAGATCCTAAGTTTATTAATAAAGTCCATTTAGAAGCATGGAAGAAAGGTATTAAAACTTTATATTATATGAGAACTGAATCCGTATTACGAGGAGATATTGCAGAACACGCAATGGATGAAAACTGTTTAAGTTGTGATGGATAGAGGATTTGGAGATACATTTGATAGATTTACAAGAGCCACAGGAATCAAATGGTTAATCATTACTGTAACAGGTTGGTTAGGTATACCCTGTGGTTGTAAACAAAGGCAGGAACTATTAAATAAATGGTTTCCTTATAAAAATAAAATAGAAATGAAAAGAATAACATTAGAAGAAATATTAGATCCAATAGATCCTAAAACATTTTTTACAGAATATTGGGGTAAAAAACACTTAGTAATTAGAAGGAATAAATTTAAAAATCTATTTACTTGGAATGATTTTAATGAATATATGAATAGGTATCCTGTAATGAAAGGATTACAAATTTTAGATTATAGAAAAGAAGGTGATGGTAGATGGTGTCTTGATAAAGTTCAAAAAGGTCAATTAAAATTACCAATGTTAAAAAAGAAAGATATATTTCATATATGGAATAATGTTGGTAAATCATTTGTTTTACCATTTTCTGAGTATCAGAAAAAAGATTTAGTTGATATTTTATTTCAGTTTGAAAGATATTTTGGTCATGGTCAAGCTAACGTATATGTTTCACCTAAAAAAGGATCTAAAAGTTTTCCAGCTCACGCTGATCAAACTGAAAACTTTTTATTCCATACTGAAGGTCAAGTTAAGTGGACTATATATAAAGAGTTTTCTCCTGGTAAACCTAAAGAAATTCTAGAAGAATTTATTTTAGAAGCTGGTGATTTATTATATATACCACAGTATCAGTATCACAAAGTAGATACGATTGGACCTAGAATATTAATTAGCGTTCATTTTCCAAATAAACCAAAACAATCTCTAGATAATTTTACTATAACATCTGTAGATCAAAGTAATAGAGATAAATGGTATAATTGGAAACCAAAGTTATATGATAACAAAGGTAAGAAAGTTACAGAATGGAGAATGCAATCAAATACTTGGAAGAAAAAATATTTTAGAGATAAAATATGAAAGTAGCTATAATAAATAAAAATCCCTTTATTGAAAGCGCTAATGAAAAAATATCAAGTAAAATATATAATGTATTTTGTGGTAGATACGTACCTTATAAAATACAAGATTTAAAAGATATACAAGAGGGTAAACACGTTGGAGTTTTTTTCTTAGCTGAAAAGAACCCAGAATTAGTAAATAAAATTATAAATTTAATAAAAGATGAAAGCAGGAAAGATATGGGGTAAAACCGAAATGATCCATAAAAATGGAGTATTAGAGTTTCACCGTATAGAATATAAAAAAGGATTTAAATGTTCAGAGCATGAACATAGATTTAAATGGAATGGATTTTTTGTTGAGTCAGGTAAGATGATAGTTAGAGTATGGCAAGAGGATCAGGGATTGCTAGATGAGACAATATTAGAAGCTGGAGATTTTACTATGGTTAAACCAGGTAAGTTTCATCAGTTTGAAGGAGTTGAAGACGGCGTAGCATTTGAATTATATTGGGCTGAATTTAACCATGATGATATAAATAGAAGAACATCGGGTAGAAAATCATAAAATATATGATATATAGAGCACCGATGACAAGGGAAGAAATGTTTGAAGATATGAATATAGGTATTGTAATACCAGCTAGATTAAAAAGTACTAGATTAAAAGAAAAAATGCTTATCGATATTGATGGTGAACCTCTCATTAGATATATGTTTGATAGGGTTCGAACCATGGGATATGATACGTATGTTGTAACTGATAGTCCTAAAATTGCAGAATATATACCCAAAGGACATGTAATCATGTCTCATGAGACAGAAAATGGGACAGCAAGAATTGCATCAGTATTAGATGAACTTGAACAGTATGATGTTATAATAAATGTTCAAGGTGATATGGTAGATATAGATGCTTGGCATTTAAGAACAATCGTTAATAGATGTAAACAAGGTTTTGATTATATGTTAACAGCTTATACAAAAGGTTATGAACCAGATGGAGTTAAATGTATACATCAAGAAGGTAAAGCATTATGGTTTACTAGAAATGATATAGGCTATGGAGATAGACATGTAGGTATATATGCTTATAAACCTAGTTTATTAAGAGCGTATGATTTATTACATGATTCATATCCAGTAGAAAATTTAGAACAAAATAGAGTATTAGGATACTACGATATAGATGT